CCTGAACCAGAAGAAAAACAAACATAATGTTCATCATAACCAAAGAAGAATTTGTAACTAAAGTTTGGCCTTTGCGTGACAAAGAGAAAGTAACTAAAGGTAAAATCAACAGAGAATTGTTTGTTTTCACTGAAGATGCCAATAAAAAGATTATAAATAAAAGGTATTGGAAAGACTATAGCGTACCATTTCTTGAAAAAATTGTGTATGGATCTATATCTAATCCAAAAGTTGAATGCATTTATGTGTCAACAGAATATTTTGATTGGAAAATAATAGTTTTCAAAAGATAAAAGGAGAAAAAAACTATGCCACCTAAGAAGAAAGAAGAAGAAAAGAAAGATAACCTGCTAGATGATTTAGACAAACTTGATAATGATGATCCAGCAGATCCTGCTGTTGATCCAGAACCAGATGCTGATCCAGAACCAACACCAACACCATCAATCGTTGATAATTTCGTTAATGGTGATTTGGATGCAGTTAAACAAACTATTCAAGATGTGGTTGTCAAAACAGTATCAGATGTTGTAAATGGTACATCAGAAGAACTACCAGTAGATCCTGTTGATCCAGTACTTGAACCTAAACCAGAAGAATAAATTGATAAAATCACATCCATAAATACCAATATGGATGTGATTTCTTTGAATATTGCTAGAGAACAAGGATTAAAATTTTATTTTACAGGCAAACCTTGTAAAAGAGGTCATGTGTCTAATAGATTAGTTTCTGGTAGAAGTTGTATTGAATGCCAATTAACCAATAGTAAAGATTGGTACAAAGATAATAAAAACCGTAATCTTAAAAACGGTCAAAATTGGCGTAAGAGTAATAAAAATCGAGCTAGAGCTATAGGTCGAAAAAGTTGTAAGATTTGGCGTGATAACAATAAAGCACTAAATCGTGCATATTCTGCTAAGTATTACATATCAAAAACACAAGCAATACCCTCTTGGTATGAATTCGAAAAATCTTTAATAGAAGATATTTATATAAAACGAAAAGAACTCTCAGACCTAACTGATACAGTTTATCACGTTGATCATATTATCCCACTAAATCATCCATTAGTTTGTGGGTTACACACCATAAATAACTTGCAAATAATAACCGCAACAGAAAATATGATTAAGAATAATAAATACAAGATAGAATAGGAATCAATCATGATATTAATAGAAGAAAATTTTAATGGATTACAGTATCTTTCAGAAGGTACAGAAAATAACAAAAAAACTTATGTTGTAGGAACATATATGGAAGGTGAAATCGTAAACAAAAATGGACGTGTATATCCTAAATCACAAATTTCAGCAGCAGTGAAAAGCGTACATTCTGCTATTGCGGAAGGACGTGATGTATTAGGGGCTTTGGATCACCCTAGTGATTTGATTGTGACCTTAAAAGATGCTGCTATAAAAATAACAGAAATGCAAATGCAAGGCAATAATGCAATAGGAAAAGCATTAATACTTGAGCATGTACCAAACGGACAAATTGCATTAGGTCTTCTTAAAAGTGGTGTTAATTTAGGAATAAGTTCACGTGGTAGTGGTTCAGTTAATGAAGACACTGGTATTGTTGAAAGTTTTAATTTCATCACTGCTGACTTAGTAGCAACACCATCTGCACCCAACGCAATGCTTATGAGTGTCAGAGAACAATTAGAACTATATAAACGTGGCGGCGAAATCAATCATCTTGCTGAAGCAGTACTTGATGATAAAGCAGCACAGAAGTATTTCGAAAAAGAATTAATCAAATTTATTGGGAACAGTTTTAAATGAAATTTGACGAACTTATTGAACAAGAAACAAAACAATTAAATGAAATTTCTCGTTCTGGTGCATTCAAAACTGTTGGTGCTATTGCTGGTCTTTTAGGTGGTGCTACTACTTATGCTCTTACTGCTGGTGCTGCTGGAATAGTAACAGCGTCATTACCATTAGCAATTATTGTAGGCACAATATATGGAGCATATGCTGGTGCTATGGCAACTGTATTCGTCAAGGGTAAACAAAGAACACTATATGACAAGATGTTATCTCTTGTAAAGAAGCGTGATGACATTCTTGGAAAAGTCAAAAATTCTGAAGCTAACGAAAAACAACTTAAAAGAATACATAATTTATCTACAAAAATTAAGAAGATTGCTGAACAGTTAGATAAGTTGATTGATTTTGGTAAAGGTGGTGCTGGTATGTTCCGCAGAGAACTTTCACCTAAAGAAAAAGAACAATTACAGAACGTAATTAAAGCAGGTAAAGGTGAAACTAAGGATTTATTGTCCTTTAAGTTCAACATTGACCCTAAAAAGATTAAATAAATATAAATAACACTATAAAACAAATATATTTGGAGAACCACAAATGAGTGCATTTAAAAAACTACTTGAAAGCGAATTACTGAATGATGATACGAAAGTAGCATTAGAAGAAGCAATCGCTGCTTTTAAAGAAGAATCAATTACAGAAGCAAAAGGTCAACTTGAAGTTGAATATGCTAAAAAAATGTTAGCTGAAAAACAAGAAATCGCAGCTAAGATGACCGATTTAATTAATGAAGCAGTTACTCAAGAAATTGAAGAATTGAAAGAAGACATTGCTCATTACAAAAACATTGAACCAAAATATGCACAAAAATTAGAAACTTTTAAGATTGAATATGCAAAGAAACTTTCTGAAAGTTTTGAAGCATTAGTTGAATCACATGTTAAAGAAGAAATTTCTGAATTACATGATGACTTGATGGAAGCAAAACAAAATAACTTTGGTATGAAGTTATATGAATCATTCAAAGGTGTGTTTGATAAGTTAGGCGTATCTGATGATATTCAAGCTATCAAAGATGAACTTGAAACATCTAAATCTGCTTTAAGTGAAAGCGAATCTGAAGTTGCTAAACTCCAACGTGAACAAGTTCTCGAAGGTCTGTTAGATAACTTAAGTGGCAGTAAACGTGAAGTGATGAAGACTATTCTTGAAAGTGTTTCTACTGATAATTTAGATCAACGTTACAAAGAAACAATTGATTCTGTACTTGAAGAATCAGTTCAAAAAGATAACGAAGTAGTTATCAAAGAAACAATTGATGTTGATAAAAACGCTATAGAAAAAGAAAAAGCGCGTTTAAAGACATTAATTGGTTAAATTTAATAAATAAAATTATAACAAGATAATTACTTAGGAGATTATTATAATGAGTACTACACTGAATTGGGAAGAAATGAAAGGCGAATTGCTTGAAGGTCTTAATGACAAGCAAACACAAATCACTTCTGTTCTTCTTGAAAATGAAAAAAAATATCTAACTGAAACTGCTGCTGCTGGCGTAACTGCTACTGGTAACGTTGCACGTTTAGAAAAATTAGTAATGCCTTTAATTAGACGTGTTACTCCCGCGACTATCGCAATGGAATTGGTTGGTACACAACCTATGACTCAACCTGTTGGTCAAATCACATCATTACGTGTTCGTTATGCGAATACTATTGCAGGTGGTGGCCCGGCAGCAGATGATGAAGCATCTGGTGTTATAGTATATGACAAGTATTCTGGAATCGCGGCTGGTGAAGCGTACACTGCATCTGATGCACGTACTGAAGCACAAATCACGCTTGCATTAGAAGCAGATGGTGGTAACGAGATGAATCTTGAAATCATCAAAAAAGCAATCGAAGCTAAGACTCGCAAATTGCAAGCTAAGTGGACAATCGAATCAGACCAAGATGCGAAAGCAATGCATGGTATTGATATCGAGAAAGAATTAGTTGCTGCTCTTTCTGATGAAATAATTCGTGAACTTGACCGTGAGTTAATTAACGAATTAACAGCATTAGCTGGTACTGTTAAGTCTTTTGACTTCTCATTAGCAGATGGTCGTTATTCAGGTGAAAAATTCACTGCACTTTCAATCGGTATGTCAGATTTATCTGCACAAATCGCTATCAAGTCAAAACGTGGTGGAGCAACTTGGATGGTTGTATCACAAAATGTTTTAACTGCAATGCGTCATGCAAACAACGGTTCGTTCGTTTCTGCAACTGCATCAAGTGACCTGTCACCTTCAAGCACATTGTTTGCTGGTACATTTAATGGTTCTATCCGCGTATTCGTAGACATCTACGCTACAACAGATACAATCCTTATGGGTTATAAAGGTAGTTCTGAAATTGATACTGGTTTCGTATACAGTCCTTATGTTCCATTAATGCAATCTGGTGTTGTTGTTGATCCATCTACATTTGATCCACGCATGGGTTTAATGACTCGTTATGCATTCACTAAGTTTGACGATTCTTCAACAGATCTGAACAACTCTGCTGATTATTATGGTCGTGCTGTAGTTAGTAACCTTTCTTTAGGCGGATTTTAATCTAAAGTAAGTTACTTAGAAAAGTAATATGAAAAGGGATACTTCGGTATCCCTTTTTTGTTGCCTGAAATAAATTCTTATGCTATATTCCTGAATATCAAATTTTTATCAGGGGAATATAAGTGTCTACTTATACTACATACATACAATTTCAAGTTGGTTTCGAACATTCATTGCCAATGCACAACGATTTATACAATACAATACAACAACATTTCATGTCTCTGCCGGGTGTTGTTGGGGCAATAGTTGTGGGTGGTGGTTATGAAATAACAGTTTCATATAGTACTTACATGCATTATATGCATGATGAATACATGCGTATCATTGATGATACCCGTAAGATCATAGAAGAACTGAATCATAATTATACTGATAACAAAAACATGTATGATATATTATGAGTGAATTACCCTCACTGTTCGATGAACGAACAAGGAAAGCAAACAAACAACATAAATGTTATGAATGTGGTTCTCCTATAGTTAAAGGTGAACGTTATTATGACATTAAGGGTTTATGGGATGGTCGTTTTGATAACTTTAAATTCCATGAAGATTGTCATGAGTTTAGGCAGATGTTAGAAACCGATTTTGGTTCTGCTTGGAATGATTACATTGCGTTCGGAGAATTACACGAAGCTATTGTTAATACATTAAGTGATGTTTTTTTGAATCATTGGATGAATGAAGATGGTTATTGGAAATTAAACCGATACACTATATCCGAAATGAAAGCTAAACATGAGTTTGAACGGTTATGAGAATTATATCAAAAAGACCAGACTATTATGATTGTATACAGAAGTTTGCTGCTGATGATCCTAATGTTTATCTTAGAATAAGTAGATATGAAAATATAACACCAGAAGAATCATTAAGAGATTTGTTAATTTCCTTTTGGAAATCATATTTACACAGTTATACTTTTTCTGACAAATACTTAATAAGATTTGTTCTTGTTGGATTTTGTGGAAAAGTTTACCCTGCGTTGCGTATATCATATACGGAGAAATTTAAAGACTATGTTTATGATATAGAACATATGGATAAATTTATAGATGGAGCACATTGCAAAAAGGTAATAAAAACTTACAACACCCATTCATACAGGTGGAGTTCAAAAACATCATTGCGTGATGATATCAATGCATTTTTTGATAAATGGCATGGTTCTGATAAATTTGAAAAGTTGTTCTGGAAGTTCAAAACTCCTATATTTACATTAAGTAATACCATTGAACATCATTTTAGGGTGAGTTCATATAACAAAACCATTACTGGTGATATGAGTTTCAAATTGAATGATGTTTTTAAAAATTATAATTTTCAAAAAGTGTTCGATCCTTATCTAGCAGCACAAGAAATAGAAATGTATTACTTCGGTGTATTAGGTTGTACTGAAAAAGACACTGTTGGGATATCAGATATTGATATGAGAAATCAAAAAGGTTTTGATAATATGAGTTTCAAAAAACCACCAACTAAGAAAAACGGAAAGAGGATAAAATAATGGAGTATGTTTTAATTATTTTGGTGTTGCTGTTCATGTACCCATTCGTTTTATTACTGATTGACCGATGCAGGGGAACTACCTATTCATGTAAGCAATTTGGGTGGCATAACGGTAATGGTGGGTCTAAGAGTTTTGATGGATGCAGCATCCATGCTACCTGCTCTAAATGCGGGAAAGAAGTTATGCTGGACTCACAAGGAAATTGGTTTTAGAAAAAGATTGACACTAAATAGATTAAAGAGTATAAATATATACATTATGAAAACATTTACATTACAGTTTAGTTGGTCACTATCGTATCCGTTATTGGAGGACGCTACTTGCCTGTGAGCTAATGTAAATTAACATTAAGAATTTTATTAGGGTGAGTAGACGAAAGTTTACTCACCCTTTTTTATGGGAGAAAGAAAAGTTTAATCAAGGGTCGTCTAATTGGTAGGACACGGGACTTTGAATCCCAGAATGTAGGTTCGAAGCCTACCCCTTGATCCAGTTTAAAACGGGATGTAGCTCAGTCTGGTATTAGAGTCCTCGCCTTGGAAGCGAGTTGTCGTTAGTTCGAATCTAACCATCCCGACCAATTTTGCAGGATTAGTATAATTTGGTAGTGCATCGGATTCCAAATCCGAGAGTTGAGGTTCGAGTCCTTAATCCTGTGCCAATTGTAACGTGTGACACGTTTTGTCACTGGATCACCACCTCCAATTGTAAGGTGTGGTAGTACGAAAGTACTGTCAACTTATAGTTGATGTTTTGGAAGAATGCGATCAACGGAGATCACCCAGACTTGAAATCTGGTGCTAACGGTAACGTTAAGGGTTCGATTCCTTATTCTTCCTCCAAATTTAGAAAGTAAACCAAGATGGTGACTGGTGCGACCTGCTAAGTCGTTAGTCCCGAAAGGGATGTGGTTCGATACCACTGCTTTCTGCCAAATAATGCGTTCGCGGTGAAGTTTGGAGAGTCACGTTGGGTTGTAACCCCAATCCCTCTGGGTGAATAGGTTCGAATCCTATGGAACGCACCAGTTAGTAATGCGATTGTGGCGAAATTGGTATATGCAGCAGACTTAAAATCTGCCGATTGTAATGATCATGGGAGTTCGATCCTCCCCTGTCGCACCAAATAAATGCTCAGGTGGTTAATGTAAATTGGTACAGCTACTGGTTTTAGAAACCAGACCCTTGAGGGTTCGACTCCCTCCCTGAGTACCAAATTATTGTTTGATTAATTATTAGTAATCATCTACAATAACCAAAAATTAATTTAAGGATAATATAATGAAAACTAAATTTATGGTTGATGGTAGTAATGTTCATGTTTTTAAAATGAACGAAGATACCTCGTTAGATGAATTACCTCCTAAAGTATATTCAATCAGACATAACCCAATACAAGGTTTTTATTTGGAAATGACCAAAGATAAATTAAGTCTTCCATCTAAAATATATGGCAATACTCAAAAACGAGTTGATCGTTGTATTGATACTTATGTAGATCGTTTTGCATCAACTGGAATTTTATTAACAGGTGATAAAGGTACAGGTAAAACATTAATGATGTCTTTACTTGCAAATGATGTAATGTCTAAATTATCAATGCCGGTGATATTAATTAATGATCCATATTCAGGTTCACAATTCACAACATTCATTCAATCTATAGGTGAGTGTTGTTTGGTGTTTGATGAATTTGGTAAGGTGTATAGTGCTAGAGGTAATGACGAAAATAACGTTCCACAAAAATCATTATTATCTTTGATGGATGGTGTTGATAAAACAAAACGTCTTATCGTTCTTACTGAAAACAGTGAAATTGATATAAATGAATTCATGTTAAATCGTCCAAGCAGAATTTATTACCATTTTCGTTATAATAAATTAGACGAAGAAAGTATAAAAGGTTATTCGTCTGATCATGGTGTTGATAAAAATATCATTGATGATATTATTGAATTATCAAGGTATTCAAAGATATTTAGTTTTGATATGTTACAATCAATAGTAGAAGAACATTTACGTTTTTCTAATTCGATTGATACAGTTGTTGAAGATCTTAATATTGATGTAACTGCTGATAATAATGATACGTTGAAAATTATTAAAATTATTGAAAAATCTTCAAACGAAGAAAGAGAATTATTTGAAGGTGATGTTATTCCATTCCCTACTCATTATTCTTATATAAAATTAAAGTTAAAAGAAAATGAAAATTGTGATGAAGGTGGAGAACCTTTTTATGAGTTTCATATTAATCAAGCTGATTTATCATATGAATCAAAAATACGAATCTGTTTACTGTGGTAGCAGAAGTTATACCTGCACCACGTACCAGTTTTTATAATTTACTTTAAAATAATTGTTGACGATTAGTTTTTAATCTGTATAATGCGAATTCTTGGTATGGCAATGATAACTGGTGGTGACATCAGGAAAGGTAGTCTCACAAGCTATCGCTATCTTCGGGTAGTCAAACCATAAAAGCTGAAACCTGCTTTCGAAAGGATGTGATTCAATAGTGATGTTGGATCTAAAGGCTGACGTGATAGTAGTGGAAAGAACTGATGTTTAGGTGCTGAGAGTTTCATATATATCTTCGGGTATGTATGACGTTTTTAGGAACACTAACATTTTAGTAGATTGGT